CCCAAGCGCCCGTGCTGGACTCGAAAATGGCGTAATAGGTTGTGTCACCATCCGACAGCGCAGACGAAAAGGCTTGGAACCCTGTCACCGCGCCCGCGAGAGTCAGGGTTCCAGTGCCTGTCGTGGCGCTCGTTTCTTTTACACGATCTTTAACGACGAGTGCCATGACGCAATCTCCTTATCGCTTTGACTTAGGCGATGCGGATGATTGCGTTGCTTGCATCCGCGGTCGGGAACACGACTTGGAAATCCCCCGCCGTCGAGGTTTTGTCCGAACCGAAGTCCAGCACAACCACCGCTGGGTCACCTGCCGCCGTGTCGTTGTAGATCAACGCGCCGCGGGCCGTAATCGTCGCGGAGGTAAACGTGATATCCGCGAAGTCGGTGAACGCCGTCGTGCCACTGGATGTGGGCGTGACGTTGGTTAGCGCACCGCCGCCTGCTGCGTACGAGCCGGAATCACCAACTTCGTTCGAAGCGGTGTACGCGGTCGTTGCTGCAGTAAACGACGCCGAGTTCGTGTAAAGCGCCAGCTTAAAGCTGTTGCCAGTCGAAGCGGTGAAGTTGTGAATGCCCTGCAGCAGCTCCTGCTTGAAGGACGTGCACATAAAGTTGCCAGTGAAGGCCATGTCAGAGTCTCCTTATAAGTTCTGCCAGCTCGGGATGGCCCGCGTCTGCCAGTGCATTATACACAGTTGTGCGATCGCTGAGAATAGCTTGCCGCATGTAGTAGGCGACGAGCGTCTCGATATGCCGTGAAAAGGCACGGGCTTGGTCTCTAATCCCCGGATGGGCGGTATCGGAGACCGACACAATGCGCTGAACGCACTGTTCTGCGAGCTCCTCTGGGGTAAACCCGCGCCCATTAGTGGTGCGGACCCCCACGATCGGCTGGTCTTTTGGTGTATCGAGTTTGAGTTCAAACATACAATCTACCTTAGCTTACCGGATTTTTGGGCTGGCCAGAGCGATATGTATCGCCGCGTAGCTTCCCATCCCCGAGATTCTTAAGAAGGCCGATGGATAGCACGTACATCTGGTTGTACATGTTAACCATGTCTTGCTCGCCCTTCATAAAGCGAATGGCTTCTACAAGCGCCCCATTGAGTAGTGCGGAATCAAACTCATCCCCGAGCCATGTCGTGCCAGCATCCACAATAGACTGTGGGTAGTAGCCGTAGTGGAGCTCAGTAAAATACGCCGCGTCAGGAGTTGGCCCTAAGATGAACGCGTCGTCATCAAAGTTTGCGTAGTGGACGGGGACCCCAGTATCTGAGGCATTTGGATACGCTTCGCGGATAAAGTTCACGTCCTTATCCAGCAAGAAGACATAGTCTCCAGAGGCGTTCTCAATAGCCAAGCTGTACGTGTACAAGTAGTCCGAAGGCAGGGCGAGATACTTGTTCCCGGCGGTGAGGTTTGCCGTAACGTTCTTCCGCAAAGCAGGGATTTGCACCGAGTTGTAGATTTTCTGCTCGGCTTGCTGTGTGAACATAGCGAGCTGCGCATCTGTGAACGTGTTTTCACAGATATCCTGAATGTTTGCTTTCAGCTCGGTATAGTTCATACATCACCCCATCGGGCCGCGGGCCATAATGCCTTTAGTGGCTGCGCCCGTACCACGGATTTTGACGCCGCTAGACTTGGGTGTCTTCGACATCTTCTTCGGCTTCGCGACCTTGCCGCCCGCCTTCATCTTCTTTGTACCACAGTTTGCCATTTTGTATCACTCCTAAGAAGTTATTACAGTAACCTGCCCAACGAATCCAGTGGTAACCAGATTGTTAGAGGTCAACCCTAGCGGGTCGTTCAGTCCAACGGGGTTCCAGCCGTATTGAAAGTCTCTCGACGTCGCCAGCTCAGCGGTATCAGGGCGAGGATTGCGGAGCGCCTGCGGGTCTTCCACAGGGAACTCACCAAGCCGCAACTGCGGATGGTCCGGGTCCCAGCACTCAGGACATGATAAGATGTTTGTTTTGCGACCCTTCACGAATGTAGTTCTTAGCTTACGTAGTGGGTACTCAAACCCGCATACGTCGCAGATACCAAGAGCTTTCTTCGCGGATGCAAAGCGGTTGCTCATCTCACCATCCTTACGCTCGGTACGAACCGCACCGGGGCCTTCTCGCGATCTTCTTCCGCCGCGAGCCTGAACTGCTCCTCATACGCCATCTTCAACATGTCGATACGGGGAGCCAACTCCGGCACTTTCATCGCGATGTGGTACGCCAGCCCCGCTACCAGACAGGGGAGGAAGCGGAAATTCATATCCGCAGTCTGGATACCGGAGCCAGCGTCTTGGATACGGCGCATGCGCCAGTAAACGAGTGTGTAGTCGTCCGAATCAGGCACCGGCCATACGTTGACGCGCGGAGCATCACGCAGGCGCTCGATCCACACCTGAATCGGCCTGCCGGTATTGGTTTTGTTCGGGATCGTGGAGTATGTGCTGACGCTGATCCGCGAGAGGTTCAAATCTTGCTGCGTCCCACCAGACCCAGTGCGGATAACCTGCTCCATCAGATCAATAGTGTCGGCGGGCAGCGTGTACTGCCCGACGCCCTGCGTCAACGACAGCGTGCCTTCGTCGATCGTCCACATGTTGATGCCGCGGTTCTGCCACTCGATCGTCATCAAGTTCATAGACCGCCGCGCAGTGCGAAGGTCGTAGCCAGACCGCATCTCCCGACCCGCACGTTCCCATGCTTCCTCGGCGATCTCCGTGAAGTCCATGTTAAACGCTGTGGTGCCCGATGTCGTCATGTTACCGGCCCTCCAACAAGCCACGCTTCACAGGTGCGAGCACCGGCGCATTTGAAGTGGAAGAGTTGACAATACCCAAGGTTAGCGGCCTCTACGACAGCTTCGGAATCTGCACGTTCAAACTCTTCGTCACCCGTAAGCCCTGAGACAATACAGTCCATCATCTTGGGGGTCTGGATGAAGGCAGCGCAGTTGCCGCAGCGGGCAGTCTTGGCTTCGTCAACAGAAACGTCCCAGAGATCAGCAAGGCGCTGCCAGAATTTTTTATTATCTTCTTCTGGGTTCATCGGCCCATAGCCATAGTCCTCGATGGCGTGGTTCCGATTTTTTAGATTTTCATGCACGTCTTGAGTCGCAACAGGGCATGCCGCGGAGTCTTTATATCCCCGCGCGATTGCTGATCCCCGTGCTGCGGTAGGTCTACGTGCCATCACTTGTTCCGTTTTGCAGGCGATACCCGCCGCGGTTTCCCCGCGGGTTGCCCTAGTCGTTTCTTCTCGGCAATCTTTTTGCTCCTTTCTGAAGAGCTCATCTCACCGCTAGTCTTGGGGGTCTTGCTAGATACCCGCTTGCTCGGTCTGCAATACGGGGTACCCCGGCTTTCACCCTCTTGGCGCCCGCAAGGCTTGCCGGTGCGCACATCTTTCCAGTCCTCTTTGAACCAGCGTTTGAGTGCCGCGCCTTTTGCTGTCTTGCGAACCGCCATTACTTCTTCCCTTTGTTCCCCCAGTTCTTCGCCCCGACCTTACGGCATTTGGCGATAGCCCCGGAGGCATAGGCGGACGGGAAGACCTTATAGCGAGACTTGACCTTGCTATAACAGGCGTCCTTCACCGCCCCACCTTTTTTGTAGTAGGCACGCATTACATCATCTTACAGGGGCGAACGCCTTTGGATGCCATGCCAGCACCGCGGACCTTACCACCTTTAGCCATCTTCTTGACCTTGCCACCCATCATCATGCCGGGCATATCTTCTGCTTCGCGCATAGCGGCGCGGTTGCCGCGACCAACTGCGGTGTCCACCGACATATCCATTTCCATGTCTTCCGGGCGACGGCGCGGGCGCATCGAGCGCTTGGGGGCCATACGCGACTCTTCCATGTCTTCGGGGCGCATCTTCGGACGACGCGACGCGGTCATCCCACCAGCCTGATAATTCTTCACGGTGCCACCTTTCTTGAAAACGCCGCGCCCTTTCAGAACGTCAGCTTGAGTTATCTTGCCGTCCCCAGTTAGGTCGGGGAGCTTTCCACCTTCTTTGTAACCTTTTGCGGGCTTCTTCATGAACTTTTTTGCAACCTCCTTGGAGATGCCCATGCTGGGGTCATTGTAGGCCATTGCCATGAAGCGCCGCTGTTTTTCAGACTTTGCAGGCATCAGCAGTTCCACGCTCTTAGGCTTTTATTGATGCGCGAGTTCGGATCGTTCTTCGTCTTCTCGCTCGTCAACTTCTTCTTCATACCGGACATCCGGGCGCAAAACGACTTGCGACGCCCGGCGTCTTTCTTGGTTTTTGGGTTTGGCGCGGGGGGTTTGAGATTCATCCCCTCCCGCTTAGCGGACGCGCGCCCCTTCGCATTGAGGCCCCCTTCGGGGTTTTTACCCTCTTTGCGCTGCCATGCGGGAGATTTTACCCCACCGCCTTTTTTGTAATAGACGCGCATCTATCCATCACCCGCACATTAGATTAAGTGCCACTAGGTTCGTCGTCGCGACCACAGCATAGTCCGTAGGGGTAAACGCGGTGCGAATACCGCCACCCGGCATCATCATGCTATCTGTGTGGTCGGCAGCGGAGGGGGTGGGGATATAAAACAGTTCCGCGCCGTCACTCGCGCGAGTGATCGTAATAGTCCCTGCCGTGGCGGTGGCCTCATAATAGACGTGCATAATGCGCGTTGCGGGGAGCGCAAGATTGCCGCCGTAGCCCACCGTAATTTCACCTGCGGTAGCAGCGTCAACCGATACCCCGGTCACCTGCGCGAAATACGAAGACCCAGTAACTGTAGTTGTATTAGGGCCCGTGATGGCTTCAGTGAGCGTCTGTCCGTTCATACCAATACCGGTGATGGTAAAGGTGCGCCCGTTATCCGCGCCGTCCGAAGTAACCGTGACTTGATATCCCACGCCGTTGCGGGCGGGGACCGTGTTGGCGAGAGTCAAAGCGCCTGCGCCCGTAGGAGTGACGGCTTCCACGTAGAAATCTGCGTCCGACTTCTGTGTTACCGCCCAAACATCCGTATTCATCGGTCAGCCTCCTTTCTTGGTGGAAGGCTTCTTAGTAGGCTTTGCTGGGGCGGCAGATGCCACGCCCGTGCGTGATAATTTACCCATGGATCACCGCCTTACGAAACGGTGGCCGAGAACGGCGTTGCTTCAGTGTTGGTAGCCGCGGTGCGAATCTGCACTGCCCACAGGTTGGTTGCGACGTCCTGCAGCTCAACGACTGCGCCTTTAAAGCCGCCGGTCGTGTCGCCGTCAAAGGTAATCGTGTCACTGTCAGCGGCGGTTTCAAAGATCGAGGCCGTAGCACCGCCGTCGTTTCCGACAATAGCCATGCCAGCCATTACGTCAGTCGCGTCTGCTACCTTGATCGTCGTCGTGTTCGACGTGATCGTGGTCAGAACGAAGAACTTGTAGCTGTTGCCCGTGCCAGTAGCGGCGGGGAGGGTCAAAGCCTGACCAGCAGCGCGATCCAGAAGAACAGTGCGGCCAGCGTGGGCGGTGGGGGTGACAGTAGCGGTAGCTGCGGTAACCGAAACGAGCGAGTCAGCACCGGAAATAAAGCCAGCGGTCGACGTTACCGGACCGGAGAAGGTGGTCGAAGCCATCATGCACCTCTTGCACAAGGATTTGCTTCGTAGTCTGTGCAACGTCAGGAGGGCGGATACCTGTCTACGAAGCTGATATTATGCCCTGCTACAAGAATACACGATAACAAAACAAAAAGAAAGGGGCCACCGAAGTGGCCCCTTTCCGGGCAGTGCCAGTGCGCTTACGCGCCCGGCGAACCGAAGATACCCAGCGGGTCCGAGACACCGAACGAATAACGCTCACGTGCCTTGTAGCGCGAGTTGCCCGTGTCGAAGTCTGCGTCCATGGACGTAGCCATCGGGGTACGGACGAAGTGCTTCAGACCGTTGGGAACATCCGTCATCAGGAACCAAGCGTTGGTGTCCGTCAGATAGTGGTTCACGGTGTAGCCTTCGGGGATCGACCCGTTCGAGCGCAGAGCGTTCAGGTCGTTATCGGCGGTGCCGACACGGCCTTCGGTCTCCAACAGACGAGTGGCCACGAACTGCAGCGCGGGCGGGATAACCAGCTTGCGCGGCTTGGCTGCGATGAGCAGACCACGTTCGTCGGTCCAGCCTGCGATCTGGATAACGGCGGCTTCGAGCGAAGTCTCGTTAAGATCAGCTGCAACCGTCGGACGGTTCGAGTTGGTGCCACCCGAGATGAGCGGGTGATCGGTTGCACAAAGCGTCTTACCGTCACCGTAGGTGGTGCCAGCATCGAACGCGTTGTTGAGGATCGCCGCGGCCTTCACCTGCTTGGTGTAGGCCATAGCACGAGCCAGCGCCTTGGTATAACGCGACGACAGCGAGTCGTACAGGTTATCCTCGATGGCTTCTTCAGTGATGGAGAAGCCCATTGCGATGGTTTCGTGCGTATAGCGAGCAGTCCATGCTTCCTGTGCGTTGTCATACGAGATGGCAGAGCCCTCGTTCTTGACAGGCGCAGCGGAGAAACCCGAAAGTTTCGTTTCTTCCTCGAATGAGCGCTCAGAGCTCTCGGTTTCGAAGATTTCAGCATGCTCCTCGCCATACTTGGCGTACTCCATTCCGAACAGAGCGTTCAGTCCGGGAAGGAGTTCTTTAAGTAGCTGGGCGCGTGAAATTGCCATGTTACATCACTCCTTATACACCGAGCGGGTTGAGGTATTGATGGCCACCAGCCCACGTAATCGTGTTCGGAGCGCCTTCGGCGAGAGTGAAGTACGGAGCGTTCCACTTGACGATCACTTCGGTGTAGTTGCCCGAAGCGTCGACAGTCTCCGGAACCACATCAATGATGCGGATGGGGAGCGAAACGGTCGTAGCAGCAGAGCTGCCGTCTACCGCAACTGCCGAGTTGCCAGTGGTAGCACTGCCCGCATTCTGCACCAGAGCAACGTTGTTGCCAACGATGGTGCGACCGTAACCGGCGATCACAGTCGTGCCCGAAACGAGCGCAACTTTAAACAGCTGATTCGGGTCATCCGCGACGTACGCGACAATGTCGCTCGCCACAGTGCTTGCGGGATAGTACTGGCTGAACAGCTTGTACTTCAGAGTCGGGTCAGTATAGCTGCACCCGACAAACACCCCGACGGGGGTGGCGGTGGTCGTACCGGTCTCCTTTACCAGAACACCGTCGCTCGACAGCTTAACAACATCCCCGTTAAAGATGGAGGTTGCATAGCCCGAGGCGATGGGAATCTGGCGCGTAGCACCGGCGAACACCTGACCGCCGATCAGATTGATCGGCTTCAGCCCATAGGGGGCGTCAACGGTAGGATATGCCATCTCTAGCTCCTGTTAGGTTCCATTACCAAAGGTGACCTTTGTTTTCCGCTCGTTGAAGAGCGGCATGCGCGGGTCGTTCTCACGCATGAAGTTGTTATCCACCGAGTGCATCTGAGACTTGGTCTGGGTAGAGTAATAGTCATTACGCTCCTCGACCAATTCCTTCGGTGCCTTGCAGAGCATCAGCCCTCCGATGACCACGTTATCCGCAAACCGTTCATTCTCAACGGTGACCATGGTGATCTCAGGGTGATCCGCCGCTTTCACGGGTTCCCAACCTTCACGCAATTTCGAGGAGACGTTTGTGGCGTCGACTTGCCCTTGCGTGCTTACACGTACCCAGTGGAAATCATAGCCATCCTCGGGAGTCGGCGACGGAAGAACTTCCGGGCGCTGCCAAGTCCGCTTGCGGACGGCCTTTTCACGGGTCTCAAGCTCGCGATTGATGCGATTCTCAGCCATTTTGTTTCCTCATGTCTATAGCAACCTGTCTGGCGTATTGTTCGGGGGTAAGTCCCAGCCTCTTCGCGATTTGGACCTGCGTCTTGGTCAAAGTCACCTTGTTCGGCGCAGTGCTGCGCGTCGCTGGTGCCACGACCGAGGTCTTACGCTTCGGCTCCGGAGCCCTCGGTTTTGTGTCCTCGAACTGGTCGGGGAACACTTCGCGCATACGAGCATCAATCCGCTCGTAGTAGTCATCTGTTTGCGGACTTACGCCCGCTTTGACGAGTTTGTTGTGCAACCCCAGCGCAAAGCTCGTCATTTCGTCATCGGTCTGGAACCAAGGATTGCGATTCTTCCAATCCAAGGCCCGCGGATCGACTTGTGGTGCCGGAGCGGGTTCTGCCTTAACTTGTACAGGTGTTTCCTTCGCCTGTAAAGTTGGTACCTTGAGGCCGTTTACCTTTTCGAGCCTAAGCCTAGCAGTGGTTAGCTTCTCCTGTGCAGCAAGCACAGCGTCTGCGTCCCCAGAGTCATACGCGGTTTTGTATGCTACCTTAGCGGCCTCCATGTCAGCGGTGGCGCTCTTTTTGGCTTGCTCGATAAGAGCCGCTTGGCTCTTCGTACTCGACGTCTTCAGCTTCTGGTTCTCGTCCAAGAGCTGCTGGGTCAGCCGTTCAAGCTCCTGCTTCTCGCGCAGCGCAGCTTCTTTGGCACGGCGCTCGTCGTGATAGCCCTTGCTGAAGTGCTTGATGCGCTTACGGACCTTCTCGGAGTATTCTTCGAGCTCCTCGTCAGTCACATCTTCAGGCGGCTCGGAGGGTTTACGCCCCCGATCGGCAGGGGGTGTGTCGTCAACAACGTCTACTTCAAGGTCGTCATCCTCGATTTCGACCTCAACCTCGGCCTTGGCTTCCGCTTTACCGGGCTTCTTCATCTGCTCCGCGGATGAAGGTTCGACGTCGATCTCGACCTTGTCGTCGTCATCGTTGGGAAATTCAAATTCCACTTTCTGGAACGCCATGTCCTACTCCCTCATGCGCGCTGAATGCCGCGGGGGTCAGCGACCACCGCTTCAATCGAGTCATCGTTCATCAGCCGGTACTCCGTGTCGCCCATTCTAAAGCGCGTACCCGAGTTCATGCGGAACATGACGTAGTCGCCGGGTTTGCACCACGCGCCAGTTGGAAAGCGGTCCATGTCGGAATAGGCTTGTTCGCCCATATCGACCACGAGGCCGATAATCGACATGATGTGATCGCGGTCCCGCTCTTTTTCAGTCTTCAGGACGCGCGTTCCCTCGTAGGTCTCAGAGACCTGCGGGAGTGCGATAAGCAGGCGATAGCCTACGGGCTTGGGGAGTTGAGCTTCGAACTCTTGTTCGCTGATCTTAACTGCAGCTTCAGTCATCATCGTTGTCCATGTAGTTACGCGAGAGGTCTTCAATATGAGATTTGCTGGCTTCGAGACCCCGAATTAAGCCAACAATCTCCCTGTACGCGGCGTAGTCCTTGGGGGACCCCCCGGTCAGGAACTGGGTAGCAGACGAAATTTGATCGTCGATTCTATCTGTGAGCACGTCAAAGACGGTTTTAGCCATTGGTTATTTGTCCCCCGTTGGCTTTCTTTGTTGCGCCTGCATAAGCTTGGCGACTTCAAGCGCAGTCTTATCCTGCGCTTCGCGGCGAGCCCGGCTCATCTCCACGCCTTTTACTTCGGCGTCGATGGCCAGTTCGGTCCGATCAACCTTCAACCCCTCTGCCTTCAGCATTGCGTCAGTGAACGCCTTTGCTGTCTGCAGCTTAAGCTGCTCGGCCTTGATCTGGGCGTCGGTCTGGTCCTTCGCGGCCTTGCGCTGGACCTCCTGTGCCTTGACCTGCAGCTCGGCTTGCTGGAGCTGGATGAGCGGGTCTTGTGCCCGCTGCTGAGCCTGCTGCTGTGCGGCTTGCTGCTGGTGCGACTGCGTGAGCTGGCGACCGGCGTCGGCCACGAGGCGAGACAGCTGGACCTCGACCTCTTCCGGCAGCTCGGTGTTCGGTGCAGGCAGCGGTGCCCCCAGCCGTTCCTCGATCTGCTGGCGATACTGGAACCCAAGGTGCTCGGCGATATGTGCTTGGAGTGCCGCCATAATCTGCCGTGCTTGCGGATTCTGCCCGATCATCTGGGCAATCATCGGGTCCTGCATGAACGACATGTGCGTCGCGATGTGCGCTTGGTGGTCCTGATAGATGAACGCCCGCACCGGCTTGCCAATCAGCGCGTCCATGTTCTCGCTGACCGGGTCCGTCGGCTTGGCGTCTTCCTTCGTCGGCACGATCTTGTCGGCATTCTTGATGCCCAAGACCTCCATCATCTCGCGGTGAAGGACCGGCAGGTTGTAAATCTGCGGTGCCTGCTGCGACATCTGGAGTACAGCTTGGTACTGCACGACCCGCTGGGCCATCGTAGAGCTGTTAGGGTCGCTGACGGGGATCACATCCACCAGCATATAGTCCGCCCGGCGGGCGCTAACCTCACCACGAGCGGGCTGGTAGGCGTAGTCCTCGGGTGCATGCTCGGCGATAATCGCCTTGAGCATCTTGAACTCTTGCTTCATCGCGTAGTGGACCCGCGACTGGACTGCAGCCATCGGCTTCAGCGTACGCTCCAAGAGCGCCAGCGTGGTGCCAACCGGTGCGTTTGCCGACATATCAGAGATATTGAGGTCGCTGATAGCCCCGAGGCGACGGCCTTCCTGCGTGATGCGGTCCAAGAGCTGCAGGAGCGTCTGCGACGGCTCTTTGTACGGGAGCGGCATGATATTGTCGCGAATAGACCCCGACGGGACGTCCACATCCTTGAACTCGCCCGGCTCGATCGGGCTGTCGTCCCCTTTGATGCGCAGACCACGCGTTTTGAGGCCACCCGGCAAGTTAGACAGCGTGCCTGCGTCCACCAACTGACGAATCAGCGACGTACCGGCGCGAGAATAGCCACCGATGATGTGAATCAAGCCCAATCCGTAGAACCCGAACCCCGGAACGTAGGGATAATGCACGAAGAACTGATTCTTCAGTGCGAGCGGGTCGTCTTCGTTGTAGTTGCGGCGTACTGCCAGCACCTCCCCGGAGCCACGCTCTATTGTGACGACGTAGGGTTTAGGCAGATCATCCTCGTCGTCGACTCCGGGGACGCACATCTCGACATGGCACTCATAGAGTGCGTAACGGTTGTCGTCCGTCAGGCTAAAGCCGCCATCTTCGGCTTTTTTCTCTTCAATATCAGAGTGGTATGGTACCGGCTCACCCAGATCGAGGTCGCGGTAGAACCCACCAGCCTGCAGCTTCCGCATCTCGTTCTTGGTTTTACGCATCACATGGGTGACGCGCTCGGCTGTCTCGATGTGGCTCGCGCTATAAGGCACGATAACATCTTCTGCTGGGACGTAGAGCGACACTTGCCGCCCGAGATTCGGATCAAAGTACACTTTCTTGAACGCAGAGCCTGCGAGGCCAAGGCTGTAGAGCATCCGCTCGTGCTCCGACCGGTACTCGACCATCCGCTCGGTGATCTCGTAGTTCATATCGGCCTTAACGCGCTCCGCGGCCTCGATCTTCTCCTTTGTCTCCTCGCCCAGCACCTTTACTTTGACCGGTCCCGCGGCTGGGAAGGTCTCAGACATGGTCTCAGCTTGGAACCGGATGGCCGCTTCGGCCAGAATTGTGGAGTAGACGCCGCAGGCGCCCTCCCACGGCTGTGTCCGCTCCTCGTACTTGAATCCCAGCACGTCCAGACCTTCGACGTAGGCGTCCACCCACTCCTTCCGGCTCTGGATGTCGGCCTCGATCAGCCCCGTGAGGTCGTCAGACAGTGCCCGCAGGTCCCGCTCGTCCATAAATTCAGCGAGGTTTGCGTCAAATTCGGCCATGTCGCTCATTTTGGCGTCGGGGATGAGCGTGATCTCCATGCTCCCGTCGTCCAGAATGACCGCTTCAGGGTCAATAATCTCGATTTCGAGCTCTGCTTCAGGCCCCATGCCCTCCATCTCGTCGTCATCGAGGCCCATCGGGGCGCTGTAGAGTCCTTTTTCGATCGCCATGTCCTATTTCCTCAGTAAAAGCCGCCCCGGCGTTGTTTGAAGTACCGCTGCTCGTCCTGCTCATCAGTCGGCAGTCGAATGAACCCACCGTTCCGGAACCGCATCAGGGCCATTACCGTGGAGTCTACCAAGTCATCGTGTGACATAAACGGAAATCCTGCGATCTCCTCAACGACCTCTTCGGCCCAGCGTGTCTCTGGTACCCAACAGATGCCCGATGCCACGATATCTGCAACTGAATTTAGTCGCGCGAGCTTATCCCCCGATCCCCGGTGTGGTGTGA